TGCAGTTTAATATCTTTGATGTAGATGTACTTAATAGCAACAATGGAAGATAAAGTATCATAATCAACAGCAGGAACTATAGGATTATATAATATCAGTTCAACATCTCCAGTTAGGGTTTGATCTATGTTGATAATTGTTCCCGTAAGATCACTTACACCCAGACTAAAATCATTAGTATCCAATACATTAAAAAAGGTATTATAGTAAGTGTCTTTGGATACATCTGTATAGATATTGAATGTATTGCTGCTATCTGTTGTTCACGTTGTGCCATTATAGTATTTAGTTCCAATTCTTAATTTTGCAGTTACATATACTGCTCTATTATTCAAATCTGAAATACTTATTTTAGGCAGTGAATCATAAACAAAGCCATTATTGCTGTTTGTCAGTTGCATTTTAAAATCAATAGCCATTTTATAGCCACTGTCTATGGTAATGCTTGCTGACTTGTTTTTAGCTGTAATTACAGGATAATTGCCACCCAAATCATAAATGAAAGTTTTTCCTGTTCCTGTATAGGTATCATCAAACTGCTTTAACTCAAATACACTTTCATAAGTCAGACTGTTTGGCTTGTTTGTAGTATCATAACTGGTACGTTTTACAAAGAAAGATCCTGCTGTCTGATAACCAGAAGTATCAAAACTGGTTGTTGTACTGTTAAAGGTTGTACTGTTGCTCTGGGCATAATAATGATTATCAAAAGCATCAGAAGTAGCATAATTCTTTACATAGATTTTGGTATCATCTGTATAACTTTTGGTTTTCATTGGCGTTTGTCAGAAAAAGTCATCATCTGGATATATCTTATCAGAATCTATTTCATAATCACTATCAATTATAACAGCCTTATTATATCCACCAAGTATGGACAGTTTATTATCACACCCTTTAGATGTAATATTATTGATTACAATTGAAGAAGATAGTGTAGCAGATGTATTTGTAAGTATGTTTGTATAGGCAGTTCCGCCAGCTTTTATGTAATCAATATCTATAAAATAAACATTTCCATTTCATTCTGTTACAGTCCAGTTTAAGAACCTGCATATTTCTTCCAAACATTCAACCAAATTCATAGCTTTGTTTTCTTCATCAAAGAAATTGGAAGTACTCACAGATATTCCATCTAAAGATGAAGTATAGCTGTTTGGAATATATACAGCCTTGTAATCTCCATTGCTTTCAGTGATACATTTCTTTATCAGATCCATAAAAGATATAGTAACGTTTGTACTGCTAAAATCAACATATTTAAGTGTAGACAGTGCAGATATACATTCTATTTCAAGTTCAAACAGACTGTTATCATAATCCTGTGAATATACTTCTGGTGTAATAAAGCCAGTCCATATAACAGTGCTGTCTTTTATTAAATTCACTTTGAACTTCTGATATTGTGTACTAAACAGATTCTGTAAGTAGTCACTTCCAACTACTTTAAGTGTAGCACCACTAAATCTGGTTGGTGTATATAAAAAATTCTCATCATCAACATCTATGGTAAATGCTGGTGTACCACCTGTAAGAACTGTAGAAGCTGCTGTACCATCTTTTTCCAGAATCTGTATTGTAAGTGCTTCACCATCTATATTGACAAATGGTACTGTATATATTAAATTATACATTTCTATTTATATTTATTGGTTTTACTGGAATAGTTATTCAAAACACCAATTAATTCTTTACCTGCTATCTTAAATTCAACTTTTCCATTTGAAAATGAATTGCCTGTATTTCCATCCAACAGGTTAAACAGATTTCTTTGCTGTCTGCTGTTTAAAATCATTTCTCCACTGTTTACCTTTGCTATCATATTGTCACCAACAAATGAATTTCCAGTCAATATACCACCAGTAGAAAAAGATGGTGCTGACATCATTGCAGCAAATACAGCAGCTATGGCGGCTATTGCTGTCACCCATCCAACAACAGGAATTTTGGCAGCAGAAGATCCAGCTTCAGCAGCAGCTACTTTTACTTCTGCTGTTGCCTGTGCTTTTTTGGCAGCAGTCAAAGCCAGTATCTGTGGAATAGCTGTAGCTACAGCACTGGATAGATTAGCACCCCAACTTAATCAAGCTGCTGCACCATTGCCAACATTATTGGTAATGGAACTCATTATAGATCCAATGGCAGTTAAGGAATCAGCATATTTATAATTACTGTCTATTGTTGATGTATCAATTGGCTTAATTATATCATTTAATGCTTCATTTGGATTTTTACCTTTAATGGCTGGCATTGTTATAATAGAACCATCTGCTATTTTCTTTAAATCACTTGCTTTGCCATAAGTAACTTCTACTTTCAGAAGTATCTTTTTAGTTTCCAGTTCCTTTATCATTTTATCTGCTGCTACTCTTGCTTCATAAGTGGCTGCATTATTAAATTTTGTTTTTCATTCAGTCAGTTGTTGATCAAGTTCAGCTAAAGATCCTGCTGTTGCTTTTTCATCAACTTTTGGTTTTACAGTAACTTTAGTTGTTTTAGGCTGGTCTGTTTTGTTTACAGTTCTGGATACTTTGTTAATACGCTGTTGTGTCTGATAGATCTGCTGTTCTCCATTGTTTATTTCTATCAGTGTATTTACCATAGCTTTTCTTTGCTTGTCATTCTGTTCCAACAAATAACCCTGCTTTATGGCGTATTCATTCTGTTTTTTGTAATTATTCAAAACACTTTCTCTTTCTCTGATACTTCTGGTATCATACTGATTATTCATTGACTGGCTAAGCAAAGTATAATTCTTATATGCTTTCTTATATTCTTCTGCCTGTTTTCCACCATTGAAATTGGTATTTGCAACAAAGTTTTCAATATCATTTCTACTGTATTTTAAACCAGTCTTATCATTTAAGCCAGTAAGCATTACATTCATTTTTGATTTGTCTGTAGATCCAACAGACCTGACCAGATCATCCTGTGCTTTCTGTAGGTTTTTTATAGCTTCTTTTCTTTCCTTTGCTGACTTTGTGGTATCTCTGGCTATTTCTTCCCATTTAGCCATTTCTGCTGAATCTCTTGCATTAATATAAGTCAGTGATAATATCTTATCATTCAAATCATCTATCATATTGGACAGGTTAAAAGCATCCTTGTAAGCTGACAGCAGTCCATTTCTGAAACTGCTTCAATCACCTGTACCCAAAGCATAGAAGAAATTATCTACAGAATCTTTTGCTGCATTTATAGAGTTTTCCAGCAGGTCAGATGTGGTTTGATTGGATTGCATTGTCTTGTTAAATGCTTCACCAACTGTAATAGCTGCTCCAATTCCACCAGCAAACTTACTGAAATAGCCTACAGCCTTGCCAGAAAAATCCTGTATTTTCCCCTCAAAGTCCTTTATCTGTTTACTGGATTTACCCAGATTGTTATCAAAATTTCCTGTTTCTAACAGTAGTCTAGTTATTAGGTCTGCCATTCTGTAATAAATTTATAGTTTGTAATGATTTATTCTTTAGTCTTTCAATATCATTATCTGTCATTACTGTTTCTTTAGATTCTTCTGCCTTATCCCAGTTAAATGAAAGAATATCTGTAGGCTTTAGATGTTTGGTACTGTTTACCTGTGCAATTATATAGCTTATCATTCTTGTTTGTTCCCAACTGGTTTTGTTCTTATTATAAAGCCCTTTCAAACAGGCATCAATTTCATACCACTGCATTTCATCTAAAAAGTAGTCTGGTGATATACCACATTCCACTACTATCATACTATACAGTTCTGCAATTGATATTAGTTTTTTTTTGAATCCTCTTCCATCTTAAACTGTGAGTTTTTTGCAGTTTCCTTTTCCATATATTCTTGAAACTTTTGCACTATGCTTAGATCTTCATCACAGGCATCAATAAACTCATCAAAGGTCAAATTTGTATCTTTATTGTTGGCTATGATCATTGCATAGTAAAAGATATAAAAGTCCATCATCTTTTCAAGTTTAAAGATCTTTCCTGTGATTTGTTCAAATATGAATATTGCTCTCACAGTATTCTTTACTTTATATGGTTTGTCTTGTATTGTTATTTCCATAATTGATATATAAAAAAAGCCCTTACACCTCTATAAAAGAGATATAAAGGCTTTTGGATTAGGCTTTTGTTAATGCTCCCACACCTTCAAATGAAGCTGTGAATGTTGCGTTATCTCCATTTGGTGCATTTAATTCCAAAGAAGTGATTACTACTTTCCCTTTATATTGTCCAGTTGTTAGTGGTGCTCAACCTGCTGCTGGTACTTCATCTGCCTTTGTAGCATATCCAGATTCTAAACTGAATACTACATTAATCTCTTTTCTGGCTGTCATAAGATCAAAAAGGTCTGAATACTTCTGACCTGCTCCATCCAAAGAATAAAGATTGTCTGTACTCATATTCCAGCTTAGTTTCCTTACTGCTTTTGCTACCCATTTACCACCTGTATCTTTAGAACTGGTTTCTGTGGTTTCAGCAGAAATAGAAAGTTTGTGACTTGTTGCAAATGCTATAGATTTATAAGCAGGTGTACTTCCTGTAGTATCAGTATCTATAAACATCATCAAATCACTACCATTAATAGATGTTCCCATATTATTATGCTATTTTTAAATTAAAACTTAATGTCTGTACATAGGCATCATCTATAAAATCTTCATCAGCAGAATCTAATTTTATGCTTTGTATGCCCTGTATTCTTTTATCTTCTAATGTATTTCGTACTAATCCAGCTACATTTATGCTTTCTGTATAGCTGTTAGATACACAAACTATATCTACTATTACTTCATCATTTAAATGAAAGTCCTTAGTGTATGTTGGAATAATACTGCTTCTCTTATAAACTATAAATGGATATGTTGTATCTTTTTCCACAATTATAGGATAGATTTTGTTGCTTACTAAAGCTGTCAAATCAGCATTACCATTTAATAGTGAATATATTTCTTTACCTACCTTTATACTTTCCATTTACTTTTTCTATTGACTTTGCAATTATGTCATTCATACTGTTGGTTATTTCAGTTTCCTTTGCTTCTCTGGCTCTTTTAAAGAAATAATAGGCACTAATTTTACCTGTTGAAGGTCTGCCTTTGGTTTTCTTTTTAAATCTTTCTACTGTTCCCAGTTCAAAGAAT